AACAACTATAGCACCAACTTTAGTGCTTGGGTCCTTAGACCATGTAGATATTTCTTTTGCAAGATGGGTATATTTATTTCCCCATCCTTCTGCTGTTAATAAATTACTCATACTTAAAATCCTCAAATTGTGATATTTTTTTAGGTTGGTCATCTCTAACATTTAGAGTTTGAGCCGTATCCTCTACATCATATAATCTCATCTTCGATCTATCAATGCCAAGTACAAACTTTTTGTTTCCACCTGTAGGATCATTATACCTATTCTTTAATTGCTTAACCATTATTTGATTAAGGTTCTCTAGTTCTTCAGTAGATATAAGTGCAAACATGAGGTCAGCCGTAGCTGGTAAACCAAATGATTCACTTGTATCTTCTAGTCCCACATCAGATGATGCAAAACCTGAACGTGTGGTTTGTGTGGCTGTAACAATAGGTAAATTATATTCTACTGCTAAGCCACGCAATTCTTCTGCAATTGCTTTGACCATAATATATGAATTGATTGCACCACCCATAGATTTCATTCTTGATGATGCACATATATTTAGATAGTCTATGCAAATAAGATCAGGTGTGAAGTCACGCTTAATCTTTAATTCTTTTAATAGTGCTCTAAAGTGAATAGAACTTGCAGCTCCTGTAGGATATTCTTTCACAATAAGTTTACCAACACCTTTATCAGTAAGCTTATGCATTTTCTTATCGAACATATCCTTACTTAAATTCTCTAATTGGTCAATAGGCACATTCATTAGATTAGCGTCAATACGTTCTGCTATCCTTTCTTCTGCCATTTCCATAGTTATATATAAGACATTTTTCATTTGTGTTAGGGCACCAGCAGCGACATGACACATGAATAAAGACTTACCAACACCTGTACCTGCTAAGGCAACATTAAGAGACTTCTTAACGAGACCACCTTTGGTGATTGTGTTAAACTTTTCTAAGTCAAATGGTAAGTGTTCCTCTTGTCTATGATAGAATTCATAACGACCATCAGAATCATCTACATAATCGTGACCAACTCTCATATCAAAGTTAACACTTAATGCATCACTTAACACAGATGGCAATGCATTCTTATCTAATGTATCATGCTTGCCTTCAATAATATTAATAGAATCCATAATTGCTAAATAGATTGCTCTATCTTGACACCATTTCTCTGTCTTCTCAATTAACCATTCTTGTGTTTGTTCTGTATCTACCTTACTTAATTCAGGCATAAGAGCAAGAGAATCTGATGTAATCTTAGGATTATTCTTTAACTCAATAATTAGTGCATCTGCTGATGGCAACTTATTAAACTTATTAACGAAGTCAACGATTTCATTAAATACTGATCTGTGTGGGTCTTCAAAGTATATAGTTTTCAAATGAGGAATCACCGTTCTGGTGTAATCCTCATTGAACATTAAATTACGAAGAATTAATGTTTCAATTTGCACTCTTAATCATCTCCGCATGACCTACTTCATATTTAGTTTTAATATAATCTTTAAAATCTGTATTTGCAAATACTGGTCTCCAAAATTCTTCTTTTAATGTTTCACTTAATCGGACCTTTTTGTCTTCTACTTCACCAGTAGATTTATCGACTTTAGAGTACCAACCATTTTGAGGTTTAACAACATAATTGCCTTCCATTGCTACATCTAATAAACCAGAATATATTTCAATACCACCTTCCCATGTAACACTAATAGGAATCTTAGACTTTTCTTTTACAAATCTAGATTTTTCTACATTAATAATCATATGATAACCTTGAATTTCTGTTCCCTTCTTTTCTTGCTGACGTCCGACGATCCAGATATTATCTGAGGAGTAGTAAATACCTGTGCCGCCGGAAACGACTGCTTTGGGAAATAAGCCTATTTCTTGATATGTATGGTTGACAGCTAACAATGGTATATCTCTCATTGTCAGATAAGGGGTTGTCATTCTAAATAAACCTTTAAGAGCTTTCGCTCTTGACATATCTGCTACTGACTTTTCATTCATAGCATCTTCTAGCTCTTTCTTAGAAGCTAGGTTACCGATAGAGTCAATCATAATAATGACTTTATCTTTTCGTTCAATATTTTCGAGCTGAGATATAAGATCAAACTTAAGCTCTTCTACATTTGTAATGGGACAATGTAGTACACGTGAAGTGTCTATACCAAACGATTTAAAATATTGTTGCGGTGAGCCAAACTCTGAATCATAGAATAACAAAACAGCATCTTCATATTTTTCTAAGTAGGCTGCGGCCATTAGCAATCCAAACGAAGTCTTAAAATGCTTCGATGGTCCTGCTAGCACTGTTAGTCCTGAAGTAAGTCCACCGTCAGGATCACCTGACAATGCAACGTTAATCATAGGTACCTTTGTGGTTACCATTTCTTGACTAGAAAATAATTGTGATTTATCTAGTGGCGAAGACTCTTTTATACGAGAGTTCTTCTGTAATTTGTCCATTATACCGATAATAGTTCTCCTCTAATAGTTAATTCATATAGTATATTATATCATAAAAGCGTCTAAAGTACATACTTCACCGAAGTCTTTTCTTCTATAATTTTCAGGCGATATATGTACTGAGCTAGTGCTTTCCATTTTTGTTTTAGCAAATACTTCTGGATCCATTGTTAACCAATCTTGTGGATATGCAACTCTAGGAGTATCAGTCTTTTCGAATGTTTCAATTATACGTTCTAATTGAATAACTCTATCTTCACGACTACCCCAAAATGGTTGGTCTCTATAATAACCAGTCTTTGGTAATCTTCTTTCTTCATGCTCAATTGGCCATGGAGTTGAATACTCTACCTCAAAAGGTAAGCTATCTCCAAATCTAAACCAATCAATCCACATATCTCTCGGATCTATATTTAATCTACAAAGATGATGTCTTACATCAATGTTACCAAATGACATTGTGATTCCTTTTAGATTATTACATTTCCATATATGATCTTTTATATACTGAAAATCAGATCTGATTTGACCATTAAGTGTAAGTCCATCAGTCTTAATAACCATACTCCCTGGTGGGGCAAATGCTGCTGTATGAGAATCACCAATTGTCAACCAAGTAGTGTCAAGATCTGTCGATAATAATGTTTTTGCATTCCAGCATTTAGCTTGAACATGTGCACACCATTCTTTATCCTCAACATCTTTTCTCTTGGCTAACATATTACCATATTCTGGCATAGGCATGTCAAGTGAATAGACTTCGTCTGCTAATAGAAAATTATCTATACGTTGTTTTAATTCAGGTGTAAATCCACCAAATAAATTAAGACTGCCACCAAAGTTTACTCCATGGTCTACATAAATTATTTCAGCTTTATTACCATCGTGATTAATAGGAACATTTAGGTTTTCTGACCATGTTCGAGCCCAACCATATCCATGGCTATTCTTTTTACGTGGTATTTTATTGAATGTTCCCGTAATCATAAGTTCTTATCCCAATCTCTATAACTTTCCGTTTCATATATTGTTATATCATTCAATACAGGTTCACTACCAACATTCCAAAATAATATATCTTTATCAGTATTCTTTGGAATATATTTCCAAACTTTACCATCATATGTATCTACACAAGGAAATGGCGGAAGGTTTTCTACTTTTTCAGCCACAATAAATTGTTTAGGCTCACTAATAACTTTTGCTCTACCTAATTCACCTGCTTTCATATTACGAGCTACTGCCACAGATACAAATTCTGCATTTGGCCAAGCAATCTGTAATGCACGTGTCAATACACCTGTTGATGTAGCAACCCATACTTGTTCAGGTTCTTTTATTTGCGATGCAACCTTTACAAGTCCTGCTGTAACCATTCTATGTTTTAATCCTAATGGTACAAAGAATGCATTTTCTTTCTGATCTGCCCATTCTTTTGCTATCTTATTTAGATTAGGCATAGCTGCAATACGATGGAAAGATGCTTCTGCTCCTCCCTCTATGCAACATGCTTGATGATGTGAAATCTTTTTTGATGCAGGCATAAATAATCTTACAGATTTATTATGTCTTTTTGCTACATCTAATATACTTACTCCAGCTAAACCCGTTCTTGGTTGAACATAGACAATAGTATCTATATGCTGAGGAAGAGAACTAATAAGACAATCACCACCACGTGTTTTTGAACCAACGATTAAGTCATCTCTTACACAACGTATACCATCATGTTCAGTTATAACAATTGGTGGATTAGGATCAGTCCAAAACTGAGCAAGATCTAAGTAATATTCCTTTGCTTCCTCAGGTTGCATCATACCTACATCGATATTAAATCCGTCTTCTATATGTTTATTGTGTGGCAAGTCTAAACTCCTGTGGAAATATCCAATCTCTTGGGATTCTTTTAGTAGGCCTTTTCTCACCATGAGTAATAGCCATATGTTTATAAAAGAAACATGTCTTATCTTCTACGTTTAACCATTTTTGTGACATCATAGGATTACGAGAGTCCTCTACTAATTCAGTCATTTGTTCAATCCATAATTCACCATATTTATTGGTAGGAATAAATTCACCATAGTCACCTATGTCATATTTAACTTTACCGTTTAAATTCTTACCACCAAATATTTGTTGCATACCATCGAAATGCCCTGTGCCACCAAACAATACACTTTCAGGATCGACCAGATCTGGCCATGTCATTGCTATATATCTTGCAAAGTTTTTGCATGGGTACATAGGTGCTCTAAAACCATGGTGAGTCATAAAGTAATTACAAAACTCTTTTGCTATTTGCATCATTGTCCATTTTTGTCCAGTGTTTAATATGCCTTCCATATCTTCTGCACATTTATAAGGTACATCTACTAACCAATCTTTGACCTTCGTGCCTTTAGGATAATATATTTGAAATAAGTCTGAACGAGCGTGACGATGATTTCTAAATCTCTCACGTAATCCTTCTTTGCCATTATCGTACAGTGTTTTAAATGTTAACCAATGTTCATTGCTAAAAGAGAATGCTATTGTATACCATATTTTGTCGAATGAAGATGTTTCTTTATCTTTAAAAAAATCTATATAAGGATGTTCATGCCAATGCAAGCGATGTGAAAAGATCTGAAAATCATCTCTTAATAAATCATCTTCTCTCTTATCAAACTTATTACAAAATTCAAAGAACTTTTCTTTTCTTTGGTCTAAAGTATAGTCTTGCATCCACGTATCTGTAGGTTTCTTTTTAGAATTTAATTCTACAGCTGTAGTATTTGGATATACTATATTATTTGGATTATCAAACAGCATTAAATTGGTAATATATTGTTTTGTTCTGGTGGTTCACCTTGTCTTTGTCTCCAACCAGATTCCCAACCACTATTATTAGTTATATCACTTGGAATATGGTCATATGTACCATTGCCTCTTGGTACATAATTCTGTCCAAATCTAACAAAGTCACACATAACATCTTCAAGATCTTTTGGTCTTCCACCTGTACGTTCTCTTAATATATCCATGAACTCATCTGAAGAATATCCCGATGACAACTTTTGCATACAACGTATAGCATTATTGCCTAAATATGTATGTGAATCTGGGTCTACTGCTGTAGGATAATAGTCTGAACAATCCATAGAGAATGCTGCATATTGAAAATTAAACTTTCTATGACCTGCTGATTTATTATACGCATTGAAATAGTCTACAATCTCTTTATGAGTTTTCATTGTCTTTCTATACTCACCATCTATCTTTTCATACAATAACCAATCAAC